CGGACAAATTTGTCGGCGCACCGGGGGGCGTGAGGTCGCCGCTGACCGTGTGCGTGCCGGTCACCACGGCGGGCGCGCTTTGCTGATCCTGCACCTCGACCCGCCACGCCACCACGGCGTCCTCCGCCAGCGGGCCCAGCGTAATTGACCCGCTGGCCGCACCCTCGAGCGAGATGGTCCCGCTCAGCTGAACATCGCTTTCCGTCCCGTTGTCATAGCTCGCGCTCACCAATGCGGTTCGGTAGAGGCCGACCGGACCGCTGACCGTGACGCGGATGCCGGGAAGCACCACGCCCGACACCGTCACCGCTGCGGCAGCCCCGGAGATCACCGTGACCGTGGGGTCCGGCAGCTGCCCCGTCAGGCTGTTGGTGTCGGCCAGCTCGATCTCTTCCGGCTCATTCGCGCCCGCATCCGCGTGCCACGCCGCCTCGTCCAGACCCAGCGTCAGCTCGGCGTGATCGCTCGCGCTCATGCCCGACGATTGCACCTGCCAGCGCTCCGCGCCCGTCAGCTGCCAATCGGCGACCACCACCGCCACGCGGTCCTCGGCGCGGATCGGCAGCAAGCGCGGCGCGAAGCCGCCGGTGATCGTGCGGCCAAGCCGCTCACGCCGCAGCGCCAGCAGCGCGAGCGTCGCCGCCTGCGCGTGGCTGGTCACCGTGTCGAGCGCGACCGTCGTGGCGCGCACCTCGCCATCCTCGGCGATCGCGGCGGCATCGGACACCTCGAGCGTGTAGCGCTCATAATTGCGCGACGCTGATGGAAAGGTCATCCGAAACGCGTTCGGCTTGCTGTCGATCGTCGCGTTGTCGCTGATCGTCGCGCCTTCGGGCCCGATGTCGTCTTCGGTGACCGTGGCGGCGACCGACGCCGTGGCGTCCGAGCTATAGAACTTTTGCCGCGCGCCCGCGCCGCCATCGCCATCGACGGCCATGTCGATCAGCCCGCCCGCATGGGCCGCGCCGATCCGCGCCTCGACCGACTGATGCGTCTCATCGATGCAATACCACAGGCCGTCGGCGGCAAACCGCGGCCCGGCATCGCCGCGGCGCGACGTGACGGACGCGCGGTGGCGCGGCAGGATCTTCGCGACCTGCGCCCAGTCAATCTCGCTCGCGGGGCGCGCCCGGCCCAACGCGCAGACCTGGTGAAAGGCTTGGATCAGGATCGCCTCGCGCGCCCATGTCCAGCTGGCCGGATCGGTGGCGGATTGCGCGCCGTCGGTCGGGTCATAGACCCGCGCGCCGCGTAATTTGAAAACGAAATCAGGCACGGCGCCTTGGAACAGCCGGACCCAATCTTGCGACTGGGGCACGCGCACCTCCGCCCAGGCGATCGCGGTGTTGAGCCCGATCGATCCGGCCTCGACAAGGCCCGCGTCGATCAGATCGGCCAGCGGCTCGGTCTGCGTGCCGTCCCAAAATCTGAATCGGATCGTCTGCGCCCCGTCCTCGCCCCATGGGGCGGACGTGACCCAGCCGTCCGCATCCAGCGTGACGTCCTCGCCGCGGATCATCACGCCCTCGATCGCGTCGATCGGCCAATCGCTGAGGGCGGCGACCCAGTGATGGGCCTGATCGACGCGCTGGTTGGCGATCAGCCTGACCGCCCGCACCCCCACGCGCCCGAAGACGACCCGCTTGGGGCCGCCAGCCGCAAGCGGCGAGGACAGCGGGCCGACCTCGATGCGCTGTTTGCCAGGCTTGAACAGCGCGCCGATGATGGCGCTGACCGCAAGCGACAGCACCAGGCCGACCACGGTCTGGAAGATGAATGCGCCGAGGGTGATGGCAGGCATCAGCCCACCGCCCAGGCGCGCGTCACCGGCGCCACCGATGCCGGCAGCTGCGTCAGCCCGACCTCTGGCAACCGATAGACCCAATTGTCACCCATCCGCACGACCCCCTCGGCCAACCCTGTCTTTTCGCGCTGGCCGCAGTGATGCGTCACGCCCCAGTCCCCGCTCGCGGCGCGTGCGGGGTCGATCTCAGGCCAGCGACAGCGCGCGGCGCATTGCTCGACAGCCGACTCGAGGCCGCCCAGACGCGACAGCGCGCGCAGCAAGCCGCGGCGCGTGCTTGGCATCGCGCCCCCGGCCAAGGCCGAAGCCACGTCGCGCACCGGCGCGCCCGGTGCGACGGCTTCGGCTGCGTCGACCATCAGGTGCAGGCATGTCGCGCCATCCCAGCCCCAGCCGCGCGCTTGCGCGGCGGCGATCACCCCGGCCAGCGCGACATCCCAATCCACGGCGCGCATCAGATCCCCTTCGGCAGCTGGGTCTGCTCGGTGACCCGGTCATAGATCGGGTCCTCGGCGCCGACTTGGATGCGGTGGCTTGCGGGCGTGCTGTCAAATGGCGGGGACAACCGCCCGGCACGCGCCACGCCCGTCGCAAGCGCGAGCGTCACGCGATCGGTGTCGGCCAGCTGGATCGCCGGGTTGGCCGCCACCACGCCTGCGAAGCGCAGCTTGGGCTGCACGATCAGGCGCTCGCGCGAATCCACCCAACCGAGGTAGACCCGCGCCGGGCGCCCGATGCAGCCCGCCGCGGTGATCCGCGCATAGAGCGATTGGCCCTTGGGGATGCCGTGCAGCTGCAGCACCACCTCGCGCGGGCGGCGGCCCAGCGTCGTGCCCATGCCCTGCACTTCGCCCGCGGCGCCATAGGCCGACCAGGTCCGCCCGGCATCGTCGGTTATGTCGCGGATCGACTGGGCCGAGCGCCACGTGCCTGATGTCAGGCGCAGCTCCACCAGCCAGATCCGGCGCTTGTCGCGGCCCGCCAGCGCGGCCAGCTCGGCTTCGGTCCAGACCTCCATCAGTAAGGCACCCCCTCGGATGGCAGCACTTCGCGAAACGTCACCGTGAACGGATAGCGGCGCGACCGCGTCGCGCGCGACCACATCACCGAGGGCTGATCGAGGCGCATGACGGTGGCGGCCATCTCCAAGTTCACGGCTGAATGCTTGGGGGCGGCGCGGCGCAGATCGGGCACCAGCTGGACCAGCGCGCGCCCGTCCGGCCCGCTGATCGAGGAATGCGTGGCGGTGTAGAGCCAGTGGCCGACTTGGATATATTCGCCCGGCAGGATCACCCCGTCGCGCGACGGCCACAGCCCCTCGACCACCACGGAATCGGCGCCGGTGCGCGCCGGCTCTGCAAGGCGCAGCGCCGTGACGCTGGGCGCCGGTGGGCGCAGGCGCCATGTGATGGCGGCGGCAGACGCGTTTTCCCACGCGCCCGACGTGTTGCCGGCCGAGACCCAAGTCGCCGCGGCCGAGCCGGCGGCGATCAGCGCGGCGGCGGTGCGCGCGCCACCGCGCGGCGCGGTGTCGGTCGCATCATGCACATAGGCCAGCCCCTTGGCGCCGCGCATCCGCTGCAAGAACGCGCGCCACTTGGCCAGCGCCTCGACATCGGCCTCGACCACGAACGACGCCATCCAGCGCGGCGCGCCGTCCGAAAAGATATCCTCGGCCCCGCTGCGGCGCTGTTCGATCCGGTCATTGTAGGCCATGCCGAAGCTGGCTTGGCTCACCTGAAACGCGGCGGGAAGCGCGAGGATGGTCATCGACCGAAGTCCGGATTTTTGCGCAGCTCCGAATCGGTCGCGGTGACCGCTTGGGCCGTCAGGCTGGGCGCGGCGCGTGAGATTTCCTGCGCCGCGACCCGGCGGAATTTCTCGATCGTGGCGTCGGTGGCATCGCCCTCGACCACGATCGTGACATTGATCGACGGCGCGCCGCCCGCGGACTGACCGCGCGGCGTGACGGTGACCCGCTCCCCCATCTGGGCGCGAAACGCGACCAGCTGATCATCGCCGCCGCGCGGCGACGTGCGCCCCAGCGAGGTGGCGGACGAGACGTCGAACGATCCGCCGGACGCGAACCCGCGCAGGCCATCGCCCATCAGGCCGGAACGCGCCGCCCCGCTGCCGCTGGCGCCGCCCAGCAAGGCCGTCGAAGGAACCCCGAAAAGCCCGCTGATCAGCGCCGATATCCCCGACTTGGCGACGCTGCCGACAACGCCCTGCACCAGCGCGCCCGGCCCGGTCTTGGCTTGCGTGCCATCCGCGCCGAACAGAATGCCCGGCAGATCGCTGGCGAGGTCGGACAGAAACCGCTTGAGGGTTTCTTCGCCCGACTGCAGCCCCAGCGCGAAATCCGCCAGACTGCTGGTCACGGACTGGACGCCCCGCACGCGCAGCTCCTGCATCGCGGCGGTGTTACGCTCGATTTCGTCAGTGCGCGCCTTTTCGATTTTAATTTGGAGCTCGATCGATTTGGCATATTCATCGCCCGTCATGCCGCGCGGCGCCGGCAGCGGCGAGGACGCCCCCGCGCGCAGATCGACCCGCTCAATCGCGCCACCGCCGCCACCGCCGCGCGCCAGAAGATCCGCAAGGCGCTTCTTCAGAGCCGCGACTTCAAGGCGCAGGCGGGCGGTCTCCGGGTCATCAGGGACAACGACAACGTCGCCAGGCGTGCCGGGCGACGATGCCCATGGCGCGGGCTTGCGGGCTTCGGCCCGCCGGACCAGCTCAGCGCGCAGCGCCTCGACCTCGACTTGGTTCGCTGCAAGCTCCGCGCGCGCCTCATTCAGCCGCATCAGCGGGGCACCTTGACGGCCACGGCCTGAGTTGGCCAGCCGCTCCTCGAGGTCAGCGATCTGACGCGTCAGCTGTACCTGATCAACAATCAGATTTTTATACTGCCGCGTGACGCTCTCGTCGCCCTGCCGACTGACATCGCGCCAAGCGTCGCTAAGATCGCGCACCCCCTTTATCAGGGGAATGACCGCGGTCAGAAGGTCTTGGAACAGCGGCGCCAACGCGCCCATGGCCACATTCAACTGCGTGTCGATGATGCGCCACTGGGTTTCAAGCTCCTCGTTCAGCGACTGCGCCGACCTGATGATCCCCTCTTCAATCACAAGCCCTGACGCCTCGGCCTCATCTCCGAGGCGCTTGAACCCGTCAGCGCCCTGCGCCAGCACCGGGATCAGCGCACGCCCCTCATCGCCAAGCAGGGCGGACGCGATCGCGATCCGCTCGATCGGGTTCTCGACGGCCGCCATGCCTTCCGCGACATCCGACAGGATCGCCTCCAGCGGGCGCAGCCGGCCCGCGCTGTCGGTGACGGCGACGCCAAGACGCTCGAAGGATTCAGCCGCTTCATTGCCGCCCTCGCGCGCCTCCGCCGCCTTCATCGCCAGCTCGGCCAAAAGATCGACCGTCTGCTCGCCGTCCAGACCCGCCGTCAACGCCGCCTCTTGCACGCGCTGCAGCACCGTCGTCGTGACGCCGAGCACGTCCGCCTGATCGGCGATCTCTGCAAACACCCGCGTCGCCTCGCGGCCCCGCACGACCATGGCGCCGAACGCAAGGGTCAGACCCCCGATCCCCACGGCTGCGATTTTGCCAGCGGTCCCGAACTGCATCAGCGCATCGCCCACCGGGCCGGCGCTGGCCGCCACATCGTCCAGACGCTCGCGCACCTGACCCGCGGCCTGATCGACCGCCAGCAGCCCGCGCGAGGCGGGCGGGCCCGCCCCCTCGATCGACTTCGCCATTTTCTCGCCCGCGGCGCCGGTCTCGCGCAGCGCGTCGATGACCTCGGGCTTGCCGAGGACGTCAAGTCTGATCCCAACGGATTGACGTGCCATGATCATCGCCTCGCTTTGGGGTGAATGCCGTCAGCGCCTCGACCTCGGCGGCGAGGCACAGCGCCAGAATGCGGCTTGGATCGAACCCCGGTCGAACACGGGCGCGGATCTCGCACGCGTCCAGACCGATGGGGCCGCTCGGGCCGACCCGCAGCGGCGGGACCGGCCAGAGAATGCGCCACGCTTCCACCTCGTCAGCGGTCTGCGGTGCGTGATCGTGTTGCGGGCACGCGGCGCAGGGCGCGGGGGGCGCAGTGCGGTCCCAGCAGCCGTCGCACTGCCCCGGGCCGCCGCCCCACGCCCAGACGCCGCGCGCCCTTATGCGTTTCCCGACGCGGCCTCGATCATCCGCGGCTCAAGCCACGCGAACAAGAACGCGCGCGCGAAGCCGGGGACCGAAAAGCATGCCAGCTGCCACGCATCGCGCGTGAGCGGGACCGGCGCGCCATCCGGCGTCAGCACCCCGCGCCAGCTCGTCACCGCATCGGCCCCGATGATCGCCGCCAGCCAGATCGTGCCGGCGGCCTGCATCGTCTCCGGGTCCAGCGCCGCCAGGGCGTTGGCGCAGCCGGGCGACAGCAGCGGCAGCATGTCGGCGACGGTCGATGCGGCGCGGCTGCGCTGCGCGACGGCGATCCGCGACCGCTCCTCGACCAGCGGGTCATAGGCCTCGGCGTTGACCGTCACGACCGCGCCGCCGAGCTGCAGCGCCAGCACCCGCTCCGCCCGCTCCCCCGGCGTGCCCAGCACGATACCGAAGGTCATGAGAAGTCAGCCGTCGGGCTGTAGAGCGTGCAGGCATAGCGCGCCCCGCTCGAGGCATCGATCTGCGCGACGCCCGAGAAGTCGGCGGTGATGATGCCGCGGCCCTGATAGGTCTCAGACGGGCGGCCCAAGAACACCCGCGGCAGCGAGATGAACAGCGCCTCGCCCGTGCGGCTGTTGACATAGTCGAGGGCGATCGCGACGGGCGTCTCCGCGAAGGCGGCATCATGCAGGGCGCCGAGCGGAAAGCGCCCGGTCAGGCTGAACGCGCCGGTGGTGTCGCCAACGATCGGCTTGCCGATCAGGCCCGGGCCATCGACGCCGCAGGCGTCGAACCCATCGGTGGTCAGGTCGACCCCCATCGTGATGCTGGCGCTGTCGATCGTGCCGACGCAGATGCCGCCGATCACGATCGAGCCGCCCGTGAAGCTGAACGCCGAGACGGCCAGCGTGGTCGGCGAACCGTCCAGCGTGCGCGCCGAAGACCGCTGATCGAGACGCGCGAGCACATCCGCCGTCATGGTCGCCTGCCCGCTGCGGTTTTTCGCGATGCTGATCGAGCGCACCATCTGCCCGTCCACTAGGCGGAAGCGGTAGCTGCCGGCGGAATCGGTATGGTCGACCTCGATCGTGGCGTAGGGCCGCGCCGCGTTCTCCTCAGATTTCCAGACGTGCTTTCTGTTGCCGCCCCCCTTCAGGGTCGCGGAGTAGGGCGTGATCCGCATCGGGGCCGAGGACGCGGTGACAATCGTGTCGCCGGTGTCGTCGGCGGTGTCATGCTCGATCCACACCGCCTGCCCGCGCGCGGTCGCGCCCAGATCGCTCAGGGCCGCCGCCGCCGTCGCCACCGCCGCGACCGTTGCGATCAGCGTGGCGCCGATCTGCACTTCGTTGGTCGATGCGGCGTCGGTGGTGAAGGTGATGGTCACCGACCCGATCGTGATCGTGTCGCCCGCCACCGGCTGAGTGCGAAACAGAAATCCACCGCGCGAGCCGACCGCAGCCACCGAGGCCACGTCCCCCATCAGGCCGCGCAGCCACAGCCCGCCCTGCACCGCGCACAGCGGCAGCGACCAGGTGCCCGAGACGTCATGCGGCCCCGAGATCGGATCGATGGCCGCGCCGTTGCGGCCCATGAGCGTGCGCTCCTCGGGGCGCTGCGTGCCGATGGGACCGGCGGAGCCTGCCTCGGCGTTGATGGTGCGGGCGGTCGCCGTGCTGTCGGCGGGAATGCCCCAGAGGGTCTGCCATGCCAGTGACATGCGGACGTTTCGGCCTACGGCGGTCATGGGTGCGACCTCCTACAATTGGGTGGTTGAGAGATATTCGAGCGTGACCATCACGACCTCGGTCGCGTAATCATCCGCGCCATCGACCGCCACTTGCGACGGATCGGCCGCCATCCAGTCGCAGCCGACGATCACGCCGCCCAGCGAGCGATCCGCAGCCAGCGCGCCCTCGACCAGATCGAGCAGAGCGCGCAGCGCAGGGCGGCGGATCGCGGCGGTCGCGCCCGCCGCCATGACTTCGATCCGCGCTTCGGTCTCGCGCCATTGGGCGCCGATCCCGACGCCGGTGGGCACGCCGCGATCCACCATGAACACCGCCACTTGACCGGCGGTCGGGGTGTCATCCTCTTGCAAGGACGGATCGCCATCGATTACCAGCACGCTCGGCGCGAGCGCATCGCGCCGCGTGGTGATCGCGCCAAGCAGGGCGGCGACCGCGCTTTCCGGGGTGGCGGTCATCGCGTCATCCTCTCATGCCCCGCTCCGCGCGCTCACGGCGGCGGGCGGTGCGCGCGCCGTCATAGGCGCGGCGCGCGCCGGCGCTTGCCGATTGACGCGCCGACTGGCTGTTCGGGTCGCCATCGAAATTCTGCGCGCCGCTCGCGTCTTCGCCGCTGGCCAGCGCGGCCAAGGCGCGGCGCACTTCAGCCGCCAGCAGGGCCGTGCCGCGCGTCTCATAGTCCGGCAGGCTGAACCGCACCTTGGTGCGCACCTCGCGCACCAGCGTGAACATCACCGCGCTCGCGACGGCGGACCGGCTTTTCTTGGTGCGCGGCACGTATTGCGATCGCGACCGCCCGCTTTTGGTCTGGGCGGAGCGCGTGCGCACGTCGTCATCGATCAGGATACCCGACCGGCCGAGACGCGTCTCGACGAACCGCAGCCGCCCGGAGCCATAGACCTGCTCATAAAGATCAGGTGTCGGGCGCTTGCCTTTGAGGCGCACGGGCGCGTTGTCGGTCGGGATCGCCAGCCAGGCGCCGCCGGGCGACTTGATCGTCGTCGCCTCGGTCATGCCGCGCATGATCTTGGGCGCGAGGCTGAACACCGTCAGCGACGGGCTGAGGCTGAGCGTGCCGCGGCGCGGGTAGACCTTGAACTTGACCGTGTTGCGCATCCGCTTCGACATGCCTTGGCGGGTCATGTCGGCGCGCCACCAGTCGCGGACCTCCATCGCCGCGACCTCGGCCGCGCTGGACAGCGCACGCTTGATCGCTTGCTGATCCGCCTCGAGGGTGGCGGCCAGATTTCCCGTCAGCGCCAATATCAGCTGCATGGATCAGCTCCCCGCGCCCAGCTCCACCACCCAGACCAGCCCCAGCCGGTCCTCGATCTGCGCGGACTTGACCGGGAACGACCCGCCGACCAGCGACAGAACATCGGACTTGATCGGCGCGCGGTCGATGCCGACCTCGACCAGCTCCGCCACGCGGATCTTGATCCGCCGCGTCGACGCCCGCCCGCCAGCGCGAAATTCATCCACCGGGCGAACCGTGGCCAGATAGTCGATCACCCGGATGGCGAGCGCTTCGCCGGCATCCGGGGTGATCGTCGCCAAGACGCCGAAGCGCGCGAACGACGCATCGAGCGCGCGCTTCGCCATCTCAAGGCTCATCAGGCAGCTGCCAGCAGCTTGACCATGACGGTGGCGTCGCCGGACGCCGCGGCCTTCACGGCCACGCCGAGCGGGCTGTTGGTGTCGGTCTTGTCGACCTCGGCCTCGGAATTGTCCCAGTAAACCGTGTCGCCCTGCGCGACGACCAGCGACGCCTGCTTGGCCAGCGAGAAGACGCCGCGCGTGGCGATGACCACCTGCGCGCCGTTGGCCGCGGCGTTCACTGCGACGCCGATGATGGCCCCGACGAGCACGACGCCGCCCGAAGCGACGGCGGCGGGGGCGGTGACGGTGAGCCGGTCACCGTCGAATCTTGCATTGCGCATTTTGCGCTCCTGTCATGGATGGGCCGGATGGATGGGTCAGGCAGGAACCGCCCGCGCCAAGTCAGGCGCGGGCGGCGCAGGTCACGCGCCGCCGTTCTTGTAGAACGTGCGGTGATCGAGGGGCGCGACCGCCGCATCCATCCGCACCTTGAGCTTCACGCCATCGGTCGACCAAGACTCGGCCTCCTCGATGTACGGCTCGGACTGGCCGTTGAGGTAGCTGACCTCGATGCCGTCGTGGACCGACCCGTCCGCCGCGAGATACCAGGCGGTGCCGGTCAGGCGCCCGTCGGAGATCACCTCGGCCATCCCGGCGACCGGGTTGGTGGCCATGCCGCGCGACGCGGTCGGATCGACCGGGGACGACATCAACTGCATGGCGAGGCGCTTTTGCGCGGCGGGCACCAGCAGATATTTCGGCATGATGTTCAGCGCCTGCCCGGTGCTGGATGCCCCGGTCTCCTCGGTCTGCAGCATCATCGCGGCCTCGGCGGCGGACAGCGACGCGACGCTGATCGCGGCGCCGGACCCGGCGAGGTTCTTGTGCGTGGCATGGAACAGCGCGACGCCGTCGGCCAGGTCGGGATTGCCGTTCAGCACCGCATAGACCAGATTGCCGATCGTCCGCTTGGCGGCCCGGCCCATCTTGCGCGGCAGGCCCGCCAGCAGCTGCAGATCGTCGTTGATGATCGCTTGGCGGGTGATCCGCAGCTCCTTGCCGTAGGTCGCGAGGGTGACGGTCTCGCCACGCTCGCCCGCGGTGCCCTGCGAATATTCGCCGCCCTCCTCGATCAGATCGAGGGCGCTGAAGTTGCCGAGGCCGACCCGCTTGGTCGCCTTGAAGTCGGTCAGGGTGCCGGTGCTGGTCCAAAGATCGAAGGTCTCCTCGGCCTCCTCCCAGCCCAGCAGCGCCGCCTTGCCCATGATGTTCGACAGGATCAGGGCGAAATCGCTGGTCCCGTGCGAGCCGGACTGGACGAACGCGGCGCCGACCATCTGGCGCGGGTCCGAAAAGGCCGTCCCGGCGCCGGCCACGGTCAGCGACTGGCGCGCGAGCTCGCGCAGGGTCAGGCCGGTGAACTCGTTGCGCTCGCCGCCCGTGATGCCCGCGCGGGTCAGCAGGCCAGCCGTCGCGCCCTGCACGAACCGCTCGGTCGCGTCCTGCGTGACCGAGGCTGATGCCCCGCCGACGCCGCGGGTGGCGGCCTGCCCCTGCGCCGCGAACGCCTCGAGCGCGCGCAGCCGGAACTCGTTCACCGTGATTCCATCCGCCACGGCCTGCGTGATCAGCGCCTCGGACGCCATCACCAAGGGCGCGGCGGCGCGGATCGCGGACTGGCGCGTGCGCTCGGTCTCGGCGCCCTGAAGCCGGATCGCCTCGATGTCGACGGGCGGCGCCGGGGCCGGGAGCGGGGCCGGGGCCGACTGCGCGATGATTGCGGCGGGGGGGACGGCGACCTCGAGGGGCGCGGCCGGGGGAGTGTTCTGGGGCATTTCAGCCTCCTGTGCATGATGAATTACGGCAGTGCAGGTCGGCGCGTCGCCCGCCTGCGTTCGGGCGCCGGGATCGGCCCCGAACGGCACCATCGAGATCTCGACGGGCTCCCATTTCGTGAGGCGCCACAGCTCCTCGCCGGGCCGCTCCGGGTCCATGGCGACCTGCGCCTCATGCACCCGGAACCCCATCGAGACGTTCCGAAGCACGCCCTCGCGCACTTTGGACCAGATCGCCTCAACCTCGGGCGCCGTGCTGAAGCGCAAAGTCGCCAGGCCGACGCCTTGATCGATCCGCGCCCGCTCGACCACGCCGATGACCGACCGCAGCGAATAGCCGTCATGGTTGTCGAGCACCGGCGCGCCGTCGTTGAGCGCGCCCAGCATCGCGGCCCCGTCCTCGAGCACGACCTGCGTCATCACGCGGCGCATGCGGCCCTCGGAATCGGGCATTAAATGCTCGACGCGCGCGCCGGTCGAAAAGATCACCTCGACGGTGCGCGCGGCCTCATCCACCGTTCCGATCCGGCTGGCCTGCGCCAGCACTGGGATCTGCATTGTGAAATCACGGGGCATCGCCGCCCTCCTTCAGGGTGAAATCGACCGAGAATTGCAGCTTCGCCTCACGGGCCTTGCGCTGCCATTCGGCGTTCTCGCTCAGCACATCGTCGGGATCGAGCCCGCGGCGCTCCATGATGTCCTGCATCGATCCCACGCCGGCGCGCGCACCCTCGAGGGCGGCGGCCATGTCCTTGCTGGGGTCCACCCAAGGCCGCTCGGGCCGCGTGAACTTGGCGCGCGGGCGGCGCTCGATGTCGCCGTTCGCCACCGCCGCATCCATCACCCGGCGCCACGCGGGCCGCCCGGTCTGATGGATCATCAAATCATCCTGCCAGCTGTCGATCAGCCGATTGAACTCAAGGCGGCCTTCGCGCATCGAGCTGTAGCTGGCCCCGCTCATGTCCCCGGTCAGCTGGGCATAGGTGACGCCGATGCCCGCCGCGACCGCGTGCAAACGCTCCGCCATGTGCGGCACCAGATCGCCCGAGCTGGTCGGTTGGTTGAATTTCGCGTCCCAGCCCGGGGGGGCGCTGACGATCATGCCGGGCCGCAGCCGCTCCACCGCGGCGCCCGAGCTGTCGGTCACCACGGCGCCCGCATCATCCTTCGCGCCGTCCAGCCCCGCGGACCCGAGCCCGCCCATCGGCGCGCCTTCGGCATTGGTCAGCACCATCGCCAGGCACGCCTCGATCTTCTTCTTGACCACCGTCGCCTCGGCCAGATCGCCCAGGTCGCGGATCGTCAGCGCGACAGGTGCGAACCAGCTGATGCCGCGCACCTGACCGGGGCGCAGCATCTCGAACGCGTGGTCGACATATTCGGCAGGGACGCGGCGCGAGGTCAGGCGCGACATCACCCGGAACCGCTCGCCGGGGTGATTCTCATGCAGCCAATAAGCGATGCGCTGCCCAAGGGCGTCGAACTCCACCCCCTGCACGATGCGCCGCCCGTCGCGGTATTCCTCATTGCGCAGATGGTCGAGATGATCGCCCTCGACCACGCTGCAGCGCCAGAACAGCCGGCCCCGATCGGTCGTCGGCGTCCAGATCCGCAGCGCCTCGCCGCCCTCGGCCACCGCGCGGATCAGCAGACGCTGCTGGCCGTACCAATCGGTGCGCCCGTCCGGGTCGCAATTCTCGGTGAACCGCTGCCACTGGTCGCGTGCCGCGCGCTTCTCGCGGGTCGTGGCCTCGGTGTCCGGCGCATCGGCCCCCAAGTCTGGGCGCGGGCGCAGGCCTGTGCCCGCGATGTGCGACGCCAGCACCCGCAGCGCGCGGTTGGCGTGCGGGTTGTTGCGTGCCAGCTCGCGCGCGCCGCCGCGCAGGATCTGCAGCGCGGCCTGCGCCTCGCTGTTCTGGCTGGTCGCAGGGCGGCGCCAGCCGGACATGCGCCCGCCGACCGATGCCGCGTCGTAAGATTGCACGATGCGCGTCTGCGCCTGCGCTTGGCTGAGGCGCAGGCGCGATTCGGCGCGCTCCGCCGCAAGGCGCGGCGCGAGGGCTGCGAGGATGCCATCAATCACGGAAGAACCCCGCCACGCTGACAACGACGCCGGTTGTCGCGCCGCCCGCCTCGCGGGCCGCCTTGGCTTGGAAATAGGCCAGCGCCTGCGTCAGCTCGGCGGTCGAGCGGAACGTCACCGCGCTGTCCTCATAGCGCACCGTCAGCTCGCCTGACGCGAGCGCGGTTTCCAGCGCATCGATCCGCTCCGCCGTGGTCATGTCCAGATGTCCTCTCGGCCAGATCCAAGCCAGTCGTCGCCAGACCCGCGCGGGGTCTTCGCAGCCGCGGCTCGGGGGGCGGTCTTGGCCTCGGCCTTGGCCGGGGCGGTGGGTCTGATCTCAACCGCGAACAGGTCGGGCTGGCGTGTGGCGGCATCAGGCGCTGGCGCGCCCCTCTCGGCCCGCAACGCCGCCCATGCGTCGGGTCGCATCTGATCGAGGCGCAGATGATAGGCCAGCGCGCGGGCGTAGCCTGCGATGTCCAGCGCCTCGTTCGCCCTGCCAGCCAGCTTGACCCAGCGCTGCACCGAGACGCCGGATCGGCTCTCGACCCGCTCCAAGTGCTCGGCGGTCAGCTGCTCGGCATAGGCCAGCGGCAGATCGCCGGGCAGGATCATCGCGCCCGGCGTCATCGCCCCATCGCCATCCGGTCCCGCGATGGTCTTGCGGATCGCGGCATAGAGGTCAGACTTCAGCGCGAACGTGCCGACCGGCCAGATCACGGCGCCGCCCTTGACCCGCTTGCCGCTGAATTTCACATCGACGCGCTTGGGCTGGCCGATGAACGGCTCGGTGCGCCCGGCTCGGCCATCGACCG